GTTCTGCACTGTCACCTGTGATTCTTTCTTTCTGATAACCCATGTGACAGATTTCTTCATATATCTTTTTGTTTGACAGTCCTGTCTGATACAGTTCATCCCAAACAAATAGTTGTTTCTTTTCTTTGTCCAAGAACATCACAGGAAGTGCAGAAGGGTCATTGGTATATCCAAAGTCAAGACCACATCTTGTCAGAAGTCTTGGATGTTCCTTCTGAAATGCTTCTGACTTGATGTCAAATTCTTCTTCTTTCCAATTCTCATAGACAAGACCTTCAATGATTCCCCATCCACCAAGACCTGCAACTGCATATCTTCTTGGATTCTTGACCTTCATCTTGTCAAACTGTTTCAGGTCATCAGGTGACAACCATTCATTGCACAAATAGTTGGTTGTGATTGCAAGAACATCAGGGTCTTTGACATCAAAGAACCTTTTCTTCAACCAGTGTCTTTCATTCCAAGGATTGAATGTGATTGTGACCTGTTTGAACAATCCTTCAGGACAATCACCAAGCATTGATTCAGTCAGTGTGTCAAAGTCATCTTCTGACATGATTTCATAGGCTTCTTCAATCCACATCCAACAAAGAACACCAACTTCACATGTGATGGATGTGATTTTCAAAGGGTCATCCAGTCCCCTGAAATATATCTTCTGACCTGTGGGAATGTATGTCATTTCAAGTGGTGATTCTTTGACATCCCACAGATGGTCAACATGTAGTCTGTGAATTGCCCACTTCAATTCAGTGAAACAGGAATCCTTTAATGTTCTGAATGTCTTCCTGACAACCAAACTGTTTGCATCTTTGTATTTCATCATGTTATAGATGAACCAAAGTGCAGTGGTCTTGGACTTCTTTGACCTTCTTGAACCTTTTACAACTCTATATCTGCCTTTGAAGTTCCAAAAGGTTTTATATCCTTTACCAACCAAGTCAGGAAGATAGATATTGATGTACTTGGTCATTCAAAATCCATCCCTTCCTTTAGTCTGTGACATTCCCTTTCTTTGCACTTGTGTGTCTTCATCAGTCCCCTTGTCAGGACACCTTTGTGATATTCACAATATGCAACTGGATAGAATGTCATGTTTCCATCTATGCATTCATAATCAAATTTGCATCTTTTCAATCCTGTGTGATTTGAGTGATGTTTCTTCTTTCTTTTCCCTTTAGTCTTCAAGGTCTTCTTCACCACCAAAGTTTGGTGTTTCAACATTCATGTCCACCCTGTCAGTGAACAGTCTGTATCTTTTTCCAAGAAGTTCCCCTGCCTTCAATCTTTCTTTTTCATCAGGTGACTTCATCATTGTCTTTGCTTCAGAAACACCATCACCACAACCTTCAATGACAACCACTTCAGATTGTGATTCACCCCTTAACACACTTGAAAGATATTCCAAAACTTCAGTTGCATCTGCAATCTTTGCAGAACTGATTGCCTGAAGTTTTTCATCAATATATTTTTTCAGTTCAGGTTTCTTCAGGTTTTCTTCACCAATGGAATATGCAGTTTTCTTTGAATAACCTGCCTGAATTGCAGACTGTGTTGCATTTCCACTTGCAATGTATGCATCACAGAATTTCTGTTGTCTTGGTGTCATACAACACAACCCCTTTCCTGAATTTGGACAAACAAAAAGGAAGACCAACCAGTCTTCCTTCTGTATATTATATCCATCATAAACATTTTATCATACACATACGAAACAATCAAGAACTTATTCAGTCTGAAACCCTTGTATTTGCTGAATAAATTCAAGGTAACACCTGACACCTTCTTCCTGCAACTGTTGAATCCTTCTGACAGTCAATTTTGGTCTGAAAACCTTGCAGGTTTCCTTCAGACTTTTACAATGAACATATCTGTTCAACAGGACAGTTCTGACCTTCCCTTCAGAACACTGGAAGATTTCACCCTTCAGGTCTTCTTTCATATCACACAACCTGTCAATCTGTTCAGTGATTTCTGTTTCAAGGTCAACAATGTCACACATAAGTCTTGCAGTTTTATCACCTGAACCTGAAGTCTGCACCCTATCAGATGACATTGCACAATTTGTCTTGGTTGCCATTGTGAACAGTTCTTCTTTTCTTTCAATCAGACCATTGATTTTCTGATTCAGATTCCTGCATCTATTGATTTTCTTGTATGCTTCATCCAGTTCTTGCATCTGTACCACCTACTTTCCTTTATTTTCAAGGGTTTCTGCAAAGTGTACCTTGTAGTGTACCACTTCAAAAATCCGCAACCCCTTGAAAATACTGCATTGTACCACCTGTACCACCTGTACCACCTGTTTCTATATCTTTATAATTTTTATTTTTATATAAATATATAAATTTACTTTTTTTTATTTAATTTTTTATAAAAAGTAAAATGTACAAGGTACACAAGGTACAGTGGTACACTTCCAGTATTTTCAAGGGTTTCAGGACTTCAAAAGTGTACCACCTGTACCACCACAACCACAAAATCACCAATTTTTGATGCATTTTCTGTGATAGAAGTGTTCATCCTTGTTTTGTGTCTGAATGTATTCCATGTCATCAAAATCACTTTCTGTCAGAACACCACCACACAGATTGCACTGGATTTCTTTCTTGGGATAACCCTTTTTGATTGCAGTGGGTGTTGTATTAGACAAATATCTGAACCTTCTGACCATGAAATCTTTTGTCACTGTTTTCCCCATCAAAGACCACCTTTCTTGTCCTGTTCTTCCTGATATTTCCTGACTTTCTTGATTCCAAGGATTGCACCTATACCTGAACCAAGAAGAAAAACCAAACAAATTTCTATTATTTTCTGCATATAACCCACACATTTCCTTCCTTTTTTCCAAAAAATAGGGTGTTTTCCTGCACAAAACCTGTGAAAATCTTCAATTTTTCTTTCTTTTCATGGAAAAACTTGTTTGCAACCTTCACTGCATCATCCTTGGAAAGACTTCTGTCAACTGTCACATAGGACTTCCCTGCTTCATCATTAAATAATTCATACTGACCCATAATTCACAACACCTTTCCCTTTCTTAAACATCACCCTGTTTCCTGTTGTTTGCCCTGACCACATCAAACCCTTCAGGGTATCTGTCTTTCAGTTTCTGAATGTTCATCTGAAGGATTTCATCAAGATTCCATCCCATAGATGAACAGAACATTGCAACATACCACATGACATCACCAAGTTCTTTCTTCAGGTGAATTTCATCCAGTTCCTTTTCATGGAAGATGACCTTCTTCACCATGTCATTCAATTCACCAACTTCACCTGAAAGACCAAGACAGGCATTCAGAACACCACCAACATCAATTCCATCATTCACAAGGTCAGATGTTTTTCCTGACACCTTGTCTGTGACCACAAAGTTGTGTTTCTGAATGACCTTCAGAAGTCTGTCTGTTCCCTTCTTGTCATTTGTTCGCATTGCATCCTTTACATATTCACTTCCAGTCATCCTTCTGTTCCTGTCCTTTCTGATATTTCAATATACTTGTTCAAATACCACACTGCCTTCTTGACATCTTCCAGTGGTGATGTGTTCTTCTTGCAACACCTGTATATGTATTTGAATGCATTACACAGGCAGAATCCCTTCACATCTTCTGTTCCAATTGCTTCTTCCATCACATCAATACATTCAAACCTGCCTGATTCATAATGTTTTGGATGATTCACATTGTCAGGATTCATTTGTGTCAAAATAGATGGTTCTGACATCTGATTTCACCTTCCTTTCCTATTATCTAAAGAAGACCCTTGTCTTCTTTCCATTCACCCTTGCCTGTTTCACATCACAGTCCAGTCTTGACTTGATTTCCTTGGTGAAGGTCTGCATTGCCATTTTTTGGAATCCACCTTCAACACAGAAAGTGTCATATCTTGCAAAGACCACCTTGGTTTCATGATTCAGGATTTCTTCTTCATCAGTTTCTTCCAAGAACAGAAGAATTGGATTGTTGTTCATTTCAAATTCTTCCAGTTCTTTCTTGACTTCCTGACATACAGTGAAACCATCTTCCTTTTCAATGCCTTCTTCAGATTCCTTTGACAGAATCCTTTGAAGTCCTGCAATTCCCAACTGAACCAAGTATTCTGCAACTTCAGGTGTCTTCAGTTTGTAAATGATGTATTCATCATAGTCATCATCATTTGATGAAAAGACTGCATTGAATGGAATGATGACCATTCTTCTTTTGATTGCAGAAAATCCTTTGTTTCTCATTCTTGGGATTTCATTTGCAGAAAACAAAAGTTTCACTGTTGGTTTGAAGAAGAATACATCCTGACCCTTGTTTTCTGCCTTGACATCATTTCCTGACACCAGTTTCTTGAACTGTGAAATCTGTTTTCCTTGAAGGAAGTCATCAGAAATGTCATCACCAATGTTTGCAAGTTTTCCATACATGGTGGATGTTGAAAATCTTTCTGACAGTTCTTCCAAGTCAAGTGACACATAGTTCTGTCTACCAAGAACCCATTTCACCATGTCCAAATATGTGGATTTACCATTGGAACCTGAACCAGTCAGGAAGAAGGACTTTGATTTTTCATTCCTTCTATAAAAGCAATAACCAATGCATTCTTCCAAAAGGTTCCTGATTTCCTTCTTTGAACATGCAATCCTGTCAAGAACATGGTCTGCAACTTCTGAATAAGCATTTGGAACATAATTCCAAGGAATCCTGTTTGTGATGACTATATCAGGATGAAATTCCTTCAGTTCCATTGTTGTCAGGTCAAGGATTCCATTGTTGAATGCAATCAGGTTTGCATCTGAAGGATATGATTCTTCAGGTGTTATGATTTCCAAATATTTCAGGATTTCAGTCCTTTGATTTGCCTTCAGTGTAGGAATGACCTGAACCATCATGTTTTCAATGAACTTGTACCCTGTGACATAGATGCCTTCCTTGTACACATGCAACTGTCCATTGATTCTTTTGATGTGAAACTGTGATTTCATATATGTTGCAAATTTGTTGAACAGGAATGTCTTTCCATCATAGAAAACAGGCATTTGAAAGGCTTCATCCCTTAAAATGACATCAAGTTCCTGTTCTGACAGTGGTTCTTTCAGGACATATTTATTGATGATTCTGATTGCAGTCCTTGCCTGTTCAACATCCAGTCCTGATGATTGAAGAACCAGTTCATAAGAAAACAATGCCTGATTTCTTCCATCACCTGCATCCATGTCCAAGAATTCCATTTTTCCCTTCACTGGATGCATCCACTTTGGAAGTTCCATATATTCTTGACCATCATCCACATCCCATTCAACAAATCTGTCCTGACCATCAAACTTCAGAACTTCTGTTGAATTCTTGCAACCAACCTTGATGTCTGCCTTCAGACCACAGGCAAGGTTCACATGTGTGAAGCACTGTCCAACACCTGAATTTTTGAACAGGAAGTGTTTTCCCCTTGATGTTTGAATGACTTTGCAGTCAAGTTGAAGGTCTTCCACAATGTTCATCATGATTTCTGACTGTTCCTGTTCATCAATGTCAATCAGGATTGTGTTTGAATCCAAAACACCTGCATATTCAGGAAGATTTTCAACTTCATTCAGGGTCATCAGTTTCTGTCCCCTTTTGAACTTCATCTGTGGTTCTTTGTTTTTTGTTGGTACATATCCCCTGTATAAGTTCATACCTGAACACCAAATCCTTTCAATCTATCTTTTGCAGTGGCAACATACCACTGTTTGTCTAATTTTTCAGGAACCTTCACACCATTCACACTGTCATTGAAGATGAAACACTGTTCAGGTGTTCCTTCCATCTTTGCAAAGGTTCCCTTTTCTGAATGCTTCTTGTACAGACCACCATCTGTTGCATCCAGTGATGCAAAGACCCTGACACATCTTTCCTGAAGGACTTTTCCTGAATGGTCATACTTTCTGACCTTTTTCTTTCTTCCAGTTTCAGGATTGATGATTGATTCTTCAATGAATCTTCCACCATGCACAATGCAGTCATACTTGCCTGAAATCTTCTTCACCTGTTGGAACATCATCAGGTCATCACATTCATAGATGGTGGATTCAATTGGAACATGTTTGGTCATATATTCAACCAATGCCTTGTTCACAATAGGAAGGTCATTGTCCAGTGCTGAAAGTTTCTTCACATAAGCACCTTTTGACTTGTAATGACCCCATTCATCAATAATCACATAATTGTTGACATCCTTCTGAAAGATTTCACCCCAACCATAGTCATCAAATTCAAGGAACAGTCCTGTTCTTTGTTCCCATTCAAAAGCAACATCATCAATCAGGTCATAATCTTCATAGTGGTTCATCTTGACCAAGATTCCATCTGTGTTCACCTGAATGATTTCACAGACACCTGTTTCTTCCAGTCTTTCCAACAGGTCAACACCCACAAGAATCTGACCAAATATACAAGTGTTATTTGCACCCCTTGGGTCATATAGTTTATTGAACAAATCCTTCATTGCACCATAGGAACCATTCAAAACGATTTTGAAAGGTGCCTGTTCTTTCTTTTTCCCTTCTGCCTTCAGTTTCAATCTGAACTGAATCATTTCATGGTATCTTTCCAGTCCTTCAGGTGGAACTGCCCTTGATGCACACCATTGTCTGAACTTGTCCCAAAGGTTTGGATATAGGGAACCCACATCCATATTCAGGAACCATCCAGTGTCATGATATTTTTCTTTTGCACCATGTACACCACCCCAACCAAACACCATGTCCAATCCTGCCATCACTTTCTTCAGTTGATGTGCATTGTTTCCATCTTTGTAGTGATGGTTTTCAGGATTCAGGAACCACTGTGGAACATCTTGATATTTCTTGACCACCATACAAGGTGGAACTGAAACATCAAATTCATCATCCCAAGTGTGTTTTGTTGCACCAAGGATTTCAGCAGACAACTGAACCTTGGTCTTTCCAATGTCTGACAAAGGTCTTTTGTACATCTTTATCAGTTCCATTTGTGCATTGAAGTCATCAATTCTTTCAAGGAACACTTCAATGGTCTGTTCCACATCATGTCTACAATATTTCAGGACTTCCTGAAGTTCTGATTCAGTCAGTTTCCTGTCTATATTGAAAGGGACAGATGTTTCTTTGATATTATTTCCCATTGAACCTTCAAACCACTTCAGACCCCTGTCAATGTTGGACATGATGTCATAGTTATAAAGTGGAATCCTGTTGAACAGATTTGAAAAAGAATATCCTGACCTTCCCTTTTCAATGATGTGGTCATTGCATTCCTTGGGATTCAGACCTGCAAGAATTGCCTTCAAAATAAATTGGTCATAACCCCTTGAATTGAATCCAACCCAAATGTCATGGTCATGTTCCATGTAAAAATCTTCTAATTGGTCAGGGTCATTGATGATGTCAGTTTCCTTCTGATTGTCCATATCCATCAGGACAACCATCCAGTCATATTTGAATACTTCAAAATCATAAAAAATCATCAGTTCACCCTTTCTTCTTCAGAATCCCTGTGTGCTTCACTGAATTAGTTCAGCACACAGGGCAAAAAAATTTCAATTATGCTTCATACACTTCTTTGATTGTGTAGATAGGGAAGTCCTTCTTTGACTTCTTATATTCCAACAGGAATTCAAGGTTTCCATCAACCTGTTCCATGATGTCAAGAATCACATTGTTGTACTGCTCATAATCTTTGAATTCAACATCATCCATGACTTCAAGACTTCTTAAAAACTTGTTGACAATTCCAATCTGAAATCCCTGTGTAATAACCTGATTCATGAACAGACACTGATTTTCATGGTCACCTGCAAGGATTCTGAACTGTGCTGAAAACATAGGGTCACCCTTGGAAGATTCCTTCAGTTCCATCTTGTCAATCTTCACTTCATAGGTTCCAACAGGAACTTCAGGATAATCACCTGAACCACCATTCTGTTCTGCTTCCTTTGCATCCTTTGCAAGACCTTCTGTGTCCACATTCTTGTTCCACTTGTCAAAAATACTCATAGTTTTAGTTTCCTTTCTAATAATTAGTTTTTAGTGAATTAGTTTCTTGTTCTTCTTGTCCTTCTTGTTCTTGTAGGTGCTTCAGACTTTTCACCTTCATCTGCAACTTCTTCCTGACTGTCATCAGATGCAGGAACTTCTTCCTGTTCTTCCTTCACTTCAGGTTCCTGTTCACTGGATGCCCTTCTGACCCTTCTTCTTGTAGGTGTTTCTGAAGGTTCTTCTGAAGGTGCTTCTTCCACAGGTGCAGTTTCTTCTTCCTTGACTTCTTCAGATGCCTTCTGAACAGGTTCTTCTGCCTTCATCACCTTCTTCCCTGCATTGGCTTCATCATAGACTTCCATCAATGCATTCCAGTCCAAAGGAATCTGTGTCTTGGATATATTCTTCAATCTTCCACCACCAAAAATCATTTCATTGGATTTGAAAGAAAGAATTCTTGTGTCATCATCTTCAACAACCACCCTTGCAACAATGTCCACCATTCCTGCAATCTTGTTTGCAACCTTTTCCTGAAGATTTGGTTTGATTGCAGTGATTTTGTCACCACCCTTCTTGGTGATGTCCTTGGACATGTCTTCATGTGAAATCAGAATGATGTTTTCATAGTCCAAATTCATCAATCTTCTGATTGTTGAAAGGAATTCTGTTCTAACCTTGTCCCATGCCTTGAAGGAATCATCAGATTCATGTGTGATTCCCATTTGGTCATACATGTACAACCTGCACTGTTCATAGGTGTCTTCAAGAAGGTCAACAACTATGGTCTTGAAGTCATTTCCACCCTTTTCCAGTTCTGTGATTGCATCCTTGAAGTTTTTCCATGCAAGAACCTTGATTCTGCCTTCATAGGTGTCTTTTATGTGGATGTAGGGCATTGTGACAAACTGAATGTTTCCATCAGTGTTCAGGTTCAGTGGATTTGGTGCAGAATCAACAAAGGTTGTTTTTCCTGAAAATGCAGAACCATAAATCCACAACTTTCTTTTGACTGTCTTTCCAATCTGTCTTCTTTCTGTACTTGGTAACAACATTGTGTTATCTCCTTTCATGCAATAATCTTGATATTCACACCAGTTGCAAAGAAATGATGGTTTCTTTGGAAATTCCTTTGCATTCTGAATTGTGACTGTTGTTTCAAAGAACTGGATGACCTTCTGTGGGTCATAAATCACTTCCCTGATTTCCACTTCCTGTTCTTCCAGTTCATTCAGGATTCTTTTCCTGAAGTCTTCCAAGGTTTCAGTCTTTCCCTTCTTAATGGTCACCTTTGGAACAAAAACAAAGAACATCTTCCTGATTTTTCTTCCAGTGCATTGTTCACAGAAATATTTGTACACATGCAACTGATTTGATTCCATGTAGTGTTCTTTATTGTTGGAATACTTGAAGTCATACAGGTCAAACTGTCCATGTGGAAGTTCTGCATCATGTTTGGTGCAGGGAACCAACAAATCCATTGTTCCTTCATACCAATCATTTTGCATGTTGACTTCATGCAATCCTTCAGGCAACATCTTTTTCACAATAGGAATCCAATGTTCCAATTTGATGACTTCATTGATGTGTTCATCAGTCACTATTGGATATGACATCAGGTATTCATCAATTGCAGTCTGAAGGTCTATTTCCTGACCCCTGTGAAGACAAGTTCCAATCTTCAGTGCATTTGCAGGGTCATCTGTTTCAATGACTTCAAGTCCTTGTCTATATCTGAAGTCATATCTTGCAGGACACTGTTCAAAACACTGTGCAGTTGAAAAATGCATCTTCCCTTCCAAAACATCACCTACTTTCTTGTTATCCATGCATAAATCAGAAGACTTGCACAAATAACTATTGTGATTTGAACACTTGTTGCCACTTTGACCACCACCTTTCCTTCAATTCTTCATATCTGTCCATCTGCACTTCAATGTGCATCTTCTGACATGCTTCCACCAGTTCCTTGAACACTTCAAAGTCCTTTGGATATAGAAGAATTCCAAATCCACCTGCATCATCAATCTTCTTCAGATTGTCCAGTTGCAGTTCTGATGGTCTTCCTGTTGGTGCCTTGACTTCAATTCCTATGAAATACCCATTCACACATGCAAGAATGTCAGGAACACCTGATTTGGTGAATTCACCACCACCCCAATATTTGACAAACCATGCATCTTGGTTCTTCAGGAATCCTTTGACCTTGTTTTCAAAGTTCTTTTCCTTCATAGGCATCTACTTCACATCAAATCTGATGGATGCCTTCTTTGCACCAGTGGTCTTTGGATAATCTGCAAGAAGTTCTTTGAAAAGGTCAGGTTCCTTCTTTTCCATTGCATCAAGGTCAATTGTGGTCTTTCCTTCAGAACCTGCAACCCTGATAATTTTCAAATACTGATTATCAATGGACTTGATTCCATATTCATCCATGACCTGTTCCAGTTGCTTCTTGACCTTCTTTTCATCTTCTTCCAGTTTCTTCTTTGCCTTGACTGTTTCTGACAAGGACTTCATCACTGACAAATACTGTTTTTCCAGTTCAGTGATTTCCCCTTCTGTGAATCCTTTGGATTCATCCAATGCAACAATTTCAGTTGTCATCTTCATTCACCATCCTTTCATTGATTCTTGCCTGTATAGACAGGACTGATTTTGTATAATTGGTTTCAAAGATTCCCTGTTCCCACAAGGTCTTTGCACCATCTTCACCCATGTTATATGCCATCAGGACAAGTTCAGGGTCTTCATACTTTTCAAATAGTTTTCTTAAAATGAACACCCCTGACCTAATATTCCACATAGGGTCAAGAAAATCTGTGACACCAATGGTCTGATTCAACCATTCATGATTGACCTGATTGATTTGCATTAGTCCATAGTCACCAGTGTCTGAAATCAGGTCTGATTGATAATTGGATTCCTGTTCAATGACTGCAAGAACCAGTGTCCAATCTATGTTGTAACCTTTACAAATATAAAAGATGAACCTTTGTGTTCCTTCATCCAGTGGACAATCCTGAAGTGGTTCAAAATCGTATTCATCACCACCCCAATCAAGGGAAATTTCATGTGTGAACACCCTGTTGTCATAAGTTCCAAAGACCTTGAACCTGTCTTCAACCACTTCCACAGGTATTTCTTCAGTGGTGATGGTTTCCTGAACCAGTTCATCAGGTTCTTCTGTGAACACCCTGTTCAGAACTGAACCAAAGAATCCACCAACCAAACCAATGACAATCCAACTGATAAAAAGTTCAATCAATGCCTTCCTTTGATTCTTCTTCATAAGTCATCACCTTCTTCCACAAAGGTCTTTGAATACCAAACAAAAGGAATCATCATCACAAATCCAATCAGGCAAACCTTGATGGTTTTTGATATTGGATAAATCACACCAATTTCATCTGCATAGTCTTGTGTTCCAATTCCACCAACTACCAAGAAGAAACCCAAGAAAAACATGATTGAAGTCACCCATTTAATGACTGTTGCAATTCTGTCTAAAAAGTTCATCTGTGAAATCCTTCCTTTCCTGCAAGGTCTGAAGAATCTGTTCTTCAATTGACCCTTTGCAAGTCATCTGATAATAGAAACAAGGTCTTCCTTGACCAATTCTGTGAATCCTTTTCTTGGACTGTTCAAACTTTTCTGAAGACAATGGAAGTGTGAAATATACAATCTTGTTTGCCTTCTGAAGATTCAGTCCCATTGACCCTGCCTGATATTGAATCAGGGTCACTGAATTGTCTTTCTGTTCATAAGCATCCAAATTCTTCCTATATCCACAAATCACTGAAACAGGTCTGTCATGTTGATTGCAGATGTCTTCAAGAATCTTTAGTTCTTCATTGAAGTTATAGAAGACAATCAATCTGTCCTGTGTGGATTCCAACAGGTCTGTGAATGCATCCTGTTTTTCCTTGGAAAAGATTCCACACAACATTCTTGCATTCAACATCTTGGTCAGGATAGTGTCACCAATCAACTGGATTTCATAACCATCTTTGTCTGTCATATACAGAACATCCTGTTTCATGAATTTCTTGTATTCCTTGGATGCAGGAACCTGAATGTTTGTGAAGTTCTGTTCAGGAAGGTCAAAGACTTCATCTGTCTTCATAAATACTGCACCATGTTCCCTGAACTTCATTTTCAATCTGTCAATGTTCTTGTATGGGTCATCCTTGTCCACAATCCAGTGAACAAACCCACCTGAATCAATCTTTGTCCAATTCACATATTGTCTGTTGTATAGGTCTTCACTGATTGACCATCCAAGAAGTTTTCCCTGTGTCCACAGGTTTTCAAACTTTCCACCAACAGGTGTTCCTGAAAGAAGAATCACATTCTTTGGATTCATTTTCATGATGAACTTGGTCTGTTTAGCATCTGAATTCTGAATCAGACTGGATTCATCCAACATCAATGTGAAGTTTTCAAGTTTCAAAAGGTCTTTCCTTCTCCATGCAAGTTCATAATTGATAATACCTATGTACTGACAAGGGTCAGGATTTTCCTGCAAGTAGGTTTCCCCTGTGACTTCATCCATCACTTCAAAATACTGTTTCCAGTCCTTGACCACATTCATGAACTGTTCCAGTTCTTTCTTCTTGGTCAGGTCAAACACATCTATAAAATATGTAAAACCTGAATAATTCTGTTCAATGTGGTCTTTCCAGTCCTGAATCTTGGACTTCTGACAAACAATCAGGTTGAATGTACTACCAAGACCAATCATCTTTTCTGACCCAACAAAGGTCTTTCCAAGTCCCATGTCCAAATAATATGCAACCCTGTTCATTCCTTCAGTCTGCTTCAGAACATCTTCTTGGAATTGATACAACTTCACTGTCTATCACTTCCCTTCTTCCAAGGTTTCAAACTTCCTTCTGTTGATGTAATAGGTGAACCTGTGTGGTGACATCCTGACTGCATATCCCCAAGGGAACAATCCCTGTTGAAGACCAATCCTGATGAACTGTTCAGATGCACCCATCCTGATTGACACTTCCTTGACTGTCATCCTGTCTTTACTCATAAGAACCACCAAGACCAAGGAAATCAATCAACTTCTGTTTCATTTCAGTTGCAACCCTGTTTCCATTCATGATGTCATAGATATAAGAAGCACTGACACCAAGTTCAGATGCAACATCACTGATGGAAAGACCCTTGTCAATCAGGGCATGTCTGACATCCTTTTCAAAATCAGACATGTTCCTTTCAGACATCTTGATTCCTGCCATTTCTGCACCTTCCTTTCTTCTATTGATAATGTACAAAGTGTTGAACTAATTCAGCAAAAATCATTGACATCTTGCAGAAGATAATCTATACTAAAACCGCCACAGTTGTAGACAGAACAAGTCCCACTTTTTCTGTCAATAGATTATGCTGAATAAGTTCTGCACCTGTCATTTATACTATCAGAACATATTCAGTGTGTCAATAGTTTTTGCTGAATAATTTCAGCATAAATTTTGGACAACTTTTGAATAAGTTTGTCAGAAAGGATGGTGTTTTGATGGTATTTATGGACAGACTGAATGACCTATGCAAGAAAAAGGGCATCAGTAAAAGAAAACTGGAACAGGATGCAGGTCTTGGAACAGGTTCCACATCCAAGTGGTCACAGTTCATGCCAAATCAGACTTCATTGAAGAAGGTTGCAGACTATTTTGGTGTTTCTGTTGACTATCTTCTTGGTGATTCTGATGAAATGGTGTCTGAAGAAATGATTCAGAACCTGAAAAGAAGAAGGGAATCACAGTATTGTGATGGACTGAAGGAAACCAAGTCAATTCAGATTCCAGTTCTTGGAAAAGTGGTTGCAGGGATTCCAGTGGAAGCAGTTCAGGACATACTGGACTTTGAAGAAATTCCTGAAGAAATGTCATATCTTGGTCAGTTTTATGGTCTGAAGATTCAAGGTCATTCAATGGAACCAAGGATTTTGGAAGGTGATGTGGTCATTGTCAGAAAACAAGATGATGCAGAATCAGGTGATTTGGTCATTGTTCTTGTCAATGGTGACCAAGCAACCTGCAAGAAACTAATCAAGAACAAGGATGGAATCACCCTTCAGTCATTCAATCCTTCATTTGAACCAATGTATTTCAGTGCAGATGATGTGATGACCAAACCTGTTCAAATCATTGGAAAGGTTGTTGAATTAAGGGGAAAATATTGAAAGATGGTACACAAGGTACACATCAGACAGGGTGAAAACCCTTGATTTTGTTGAAGGTGTACCACTGTACCACTTGTACAAGGTACATTCTTATATTTTTTAATAATATAGAATAATGATTGTATTTTTCATTTTTTCCTTAAAATAAAAAATATAAAGAATAGTATATAGTGGTACACAAGGTACAGGTGGTACACATGGTACAAAAAAAAAGACCACCCTTGACTGCAATCAAGAATGGTCTTCAACCAGTAAAACAGAAAGAAGTCTTCCTGAAATACCAGTACACACATGAATTATATCAGGATTGACCCTTTCTGTCAGTAAAGAAAGGAAATTCAATCATGAAACTACCAAACAAATATGGTTCTGTTTATAAACTAAAAGGAAAAAGAAGAAATCCTTGGTGTGCAAGGAAAACTGTTGGATGGAAAACCAATCCTGACACACAAAAGGCAATTCCAGTGTACAAATACATTGGTTATTATCCAACCAAACAGGATGCACTTCAGGGTCTTGCAGATTATAACAATGACCCCTATGACTTGCACATCAAGACCATCACCTTGGAAGAAGTCTATGACAGATGGTCTGAAGAACACTTTCAGAAGATTTCTGATTCTAATATCAAGGCAACAACTGCATCTTGGAAACTTCTTCAGTCACTTTGGGATTGTCCATTCATTGAAATCAAACTTGACCATCTTCAGAAGGTTGTGGATGAATCAGGAAAGAACAGACCAACCCTGAAGAAACTGAAGTCCACCCTTCACATGATGTATAACTATGCAGAACTTCATGACATCATTACACCTGACAGGAACAAGGTGAAGTTCTTGGACATTGACCAAGCAGGAAATCCAAATGCATACAACAGACAACCTTTCACTACCACTGAAATTGATATGTTGTGGAAGGTTCAGGAATCAAATGTCTATTATTCAGTGATTCTGATGTTGATATATACTGGATGCAGAATTGGTGAATTCCTTGACCTGAAGAAAGAAGATGTTCACCTTGAAGATAGATGGTTCTATGTCAGGGAATCGAAAACAGAAGCAGGAATCAGGGAAGTTCCAATTGCAGACAAGGTTGTCCCATTCTTTGAATACTGGATGCAAAAAGATTGTGACACCCTGATTTGTACATCTGAAGAACAATCCTTTACATATAGAAACTATTATGATTCATACTGGATGCCTTTGGTGGATGCCCTAAAAATGACCCACAGACCCCATGACACAAGACACACCTGCATCAGTCTTCTGACACAGGAAGGTGTGGATGAAAGAATCATCAGGAAGATTGTTGGTCACAAAGGTCAAGGTGTTACTGAAACTGTATACACCCACATTGAACTTCCAATCAAACTGGAAGCAATCAACAGAATCTGAAAGAAGGTGGTCAAATGAATTCCACCACATACAAGAACAGATTCAATGCAGAACATTATGAAAGAATCAGTCTGTCAGTTCCAAAAGGCATGAAAGACATCATCAGGAACCTTGCCTTGGACAAAGGACTGTCTGTGAATGCATATCTTCAGGATTTGGTCAGGAAAGACCAAGAAGGACTGTTTGACACCATGCAGATTGCAGAAAAGAACAGACAACAGTTGTCAGGCATACAAGGGAACCTTCATGATGGTTATGATGTCATATTCAAAGATGGTCACATCATTCATTGCAGAACCAAGAAGGATGTCAGGTCATCAATAATTTCATATCTTGCACAAGATTCCAAAAGTCTTGCACAAGATGTCTGATGGTTTGTCACTAACCTGTCACTTTTTTGTCACTAACATAGAAGAATTCCCACAAACGCAAAAAGAAAAGAACCTGCAAAAATGCAGGTTCTTCTTGATTTTCAGTATGTCCAAAATTATCTCTTTGATAAATCCCAACCTTGATTTTATAGGCTTTTCAGACTGTTTGTCACTAACCTGTGACTTTCTGATTGAACTTCTTCTGAAGGGTCTGAATCCTTCTGATAATTGATTTTGTCTTGTTTCTGTCTATGGAATCAGAACAATTGAATTCCAAGTGTTCCTGTTCAATATTCAGTTGCATGTTCAGGACTTCTTGAAGAAGTTCCACCTGATTCTGTGTCAAATCAATCTTCATTATAGTCACCACCCTTTCTTCATGCAACCTTGCATCTTGTCAGTTCAGTCTGTTCAACATCCCTGAAAACCTTGTGTTCTTTGACAGTTCCTTTGATAGATGCAGGTGGGTTTTCTTCATCCAAGAAGGTTGCAGTCTTCCAAGTGAACACATTTCCTTCAACATCCACAATCTTCCAAACATAGGTGGTTGTTGGTGTGTAACCATTGAAACAAGAATCCCATGAAGTGATACATTTCACCTTGTCCACCTGAATGGTCAATCTGTCACCAATCTGTCCAACAAAGTGGGACATCAGACCTGCATTCTTTTCCTGTGTCTTTCTTGCCTGATATTCAAGTTCCCTGTTGAATGTAGGGAATAATGAAACAAGAAGACCAAATCTTCCATATTGTGTCCATTCAAGGGATGTTGCAACCTTCAGGTTGTGCATGTAGTCATTTGATGCAGGTTGTGTTTCCAACCATGCAAGGGCATCTTCCACCATCTTCTTTGATTCACTGGATTCAGGATTGAAACCAACCTTGTCCATCTGTTCCTTGATTGCATCAATTTCCTTCTGTTGATACCATCTTGTGTTTCCAGTAGACACATCAAAGAATTCCTTCATTCTGTCCTTTGTACTATCACCAATGCAGTCTGTCTTGGTATAACCAAAGTGTCTGATGGTTTCTGCACAATACTGAAGAATTTCCTTGGTAGAATAATATCTTTCAGACCATCCACAAGAACCAACTGACCAAGATTCCACTTCTTCAAAGATTCCCTTTACAGATGCCAACCAAACAACAAAGGATGCATCCATTCCATGTGTGTAGTCCTTCAGGCAGGTGTTTCCAACCTGTTTGAATTCACCTGATTCAGAATTCCTGATGATGCAGGTGTTCTTTCTCATTCTGTTGGAATGACAGTGTTCACAATAAGGGTCTGAACATCTGTATTTTTCAGGGATTTCCACATTATACATTGCCTTGGAAAAGATGTTGCCCTTTTCAGTATGTTCAACACTTGCAACAAATTCCCAACCATTGACCTTTGCAGTTCCTTCTGCATGTACAAGGATGAACTTGCAGGAAACATCATTTCCTTCTGCATCCTTGACAGTCCTGATTTCTTCACCCATCTGTTCAAACTGGAAGTCACAACCAAACTTCTTGCACTTGTTCTGAATCTTGGTCACCTTCTTCATTAAAGTGTCCATGTGTCCTTCCCATACTGCAAAAGTGTTTTCCATTTCCATCATCCTGTTCACCTGTCCTTTCTAATATGCTGAACTTCTTCAGCACTGTTCATTCTGATAATATCATTTGTTCTGCATAGTGTCAATAATTTTTGCTGAATAAATTCAACACACAGGACACAAAAAAAAGAAGGGCATCCAAAGGACACCCTTCCTTGATTTTATCTTGCAGGAACAGTCAATGTCTGACCAACATGAATAGTTGTGGATGTCAGACCTGAAAGAAGCATGATTTCATTGTATCTTGCACCATTTCCAAGAAGGGACTGTGCAATCTTCCAAAGACTGTCACCCTTCTTCACAGTGTAGGTCTTTGTGGATGCAACCTGTCCAGTTCCTGAAGGAATCTGAAGAACAAGACCTGTATGAATGGTTGTGGAAGTCAGACTGTTCAGGGACATGATTTCCCTGTATCTGTTTCCATCACCAAGGGTCTTCTGTGCAATTCCCCAAAGGGAATCACCCTTCTGCACTGTGTACAGGTTTCCTGATGCAGACTGACCATTTCCAGTGGTCTGTGCAGGAACAGAAGGTGCAGTGTCACTGTCATTGTATGCAGGTGTTCCAAATCCAAGGATGTACTTGGAAGAAAGGTCATACTTTCTTTCATGGACTGCATCAGAAGTGTTTCCTTCAATAGTGTACAGGGTGTTTCCTGACACCTTTTCAACTATTCCTGTGTGACTGGAATTGGTCTTGGAATAAGAACCAGTGAAAAACACAATATCACCCACAAGTGGAACATAGTTCCCACCATAGGTCTTGGAATACTGGAATTTTCCCTTGTCCTTGAACCACTTCATTCCTGCATTACATGATGCATAGTCAGGAACAACATCTGCACTGATACCTGCTTGAATTTTGCACCATGTCACAAAGATTGCACACCATGCCACATTCAATGCAAACTTGGTGTGTCCAAGTGTGTTCCACACTTTGATGTACTTGTCATCACCTGAAGGTTCACAGGTTCCAATTTCT